ATAGGAAGTGTTTTTACTTCTCCCCAATAGAAACAATCTTTAAAATGTGGGTCTTCAGTATAGCTGTATACAATATTAGCAGGGTCAACATAACTTACTTCTACTCCTGACCCCGGAAGGAATTGATGTTTGCTTACTGCAATACCTAAAACAGTTAAATCATAATCTAATCTTTTTCTTAAATCAATGTAATGGTTTTCCTCGAAGATAGTATTGATAGCTTCTTCTTCAGCTATCTCAATTGCAGGTTTATAGTTAAGCTCCATATATAATGAAAGCTCCTCATCCGATTGAGGTAATTGTTCAGGTGAAACCATGAATGGGTCAAACCCTGTATTCTGCTGTAA